GTGTATGACATGGCCCGCAAGGGTGCCCGTGATGAAATTCAGACACAGATGCGTGATGGTGGCCTGTTCTCCGGAGGTGGACGATGAAAACCTTCCGCTGGAAAGTGAAACCCGGTATGGATGTGGCTTCGGCCCCTTCCGTAAGAAAGGTGCGCTTTGGTGATGGCTATTCCCAGCGAGCGCCTGCCGGGCTGAACGCTGACCTGAAAACGTACAGCGTGACGCTGTCTGTCTCCCGTTGGGAGGCCGCGGCGCTGGAGTCGTTTCTGGCTGAGCACGGGGGCTGGAAATCCTTTCTGTGGACGCCGCCTTATGAGTGGCGGCAGATAAAGGTGATCTGCGCAAAATGGTCGTCGCGGGTCAGTATGTTGCGTGTTGAGTTCAGCGCAGAGTTTGAACAGGTGGTGAACTGATGCAGGATATCCGACAGGAAACACTGAATGAATGCACCCGTGCGGAGCAGTCGGCCAGCGTGGTGCTCTGGGAAATCGACCTGACAGAGGTCGGTGGAGAACGTTATTTTTTCTGTAATGAGCAGAACGAAAAAGGTGAGCCGGTCACCTGGCAGGGGCGACAGTATCAGCCGTATCCCATTCAGGGGAGTGGTTTTGAACTGAATGGCAAAGGCACCAGTACGCGCCCCACGCTGACGGTTTCTAACCTGTACGGTATGGTCACCGGGATGGCGGAAGATCTGCAGAGTCTGGTCGGCGGAACGGTGGTCCGGCGTAAGGTTTACGCCTGTTTTCTGGATGCGGTGAACTTCGTCAACGGAAACAGTGACGCCGATCCGGAGCAGGAGGTGATCAGCCGCTGGCGCATTGAGCAGTGCAGCGAACTGAGCGCGGTGAGTGCCTCCTTTGTACTGTCCACGCCGACGGAAACGGATGGCGCTGTTTTTCCGGGACGTATCATGCTGGCCAACACCTGCACCTGGACCTATCGCGGTGACGAGTGCGGTTATAGCGGTCCGGCTGTCGCGGATGAATATGACCAGCCAACGTCCGATATCACGAAGGATAAATGCAGCAAATGCCTGAGCGGTTGTAAGTTCCGCAATAACGTCGGCAACTTTGGCGGCTTCCTTTCCATTAACAAACTTTCGCAGTAAATCCCATGACACAGACAGAATCAGCGATTCTGGCGCACGCCCGGCGATGTGCGCCAGCGGAGTCGTGCGGCTTCGTGGTAAGCACGCCGGAGGAGGAAAGATATTTTCCCTGCGTGAATATCTCCGGTGAGCCGGAGGCGTATTTCCGTATGTCGCCGGAAGACTGGCTGCAGGCAGAAATGCAGGGTGAGATTGTGGCGCTGGTCCACAGCCACCCCGGTGGTCTGCCCTGGCTGAGTGAGGCCGACCGGCGGCTGCAGGTGCAGAGTGATTTGCCGTGGTGGCTGGTCTGCCGGGGGACGATTCATAAGTTCCGCTGTGTGCCGCATCTCACCGGGCGGCGCTTTGAGCACGGTGTGACGGACTGTTACACACTGTTCCGGGATGCTTATCATCTGGCGGGGATTGAGATGCCGGACTTTTATCGTGAGGATGACTGGTGGCGTAACGGCCAGAATCTCTATCTGGATAATCTGGAGGCGACGGGGCTGTATCAGGTGCCGTTGTCATCAGCACAACCGGGCGATGTGCTGCTGTGCTGTTTTGGTTCATCGGTGCCGAATCATGCCGCCATTTACTGTGGTGACAGCGAGCTGCTGCACCATATTCCTGAACAACTGAGCAAACGAGAGAGGTACACCGACAAATGGCAGCGACGCACACACTCCCTCTGGCGTCACCGGGAATGGCACGCATCTGCCTTTACGGGGATTTGCAACGATTTGGCCGCCGCATCGACCTTCGTGTGAAAACGGGGGCTGAAGCCATTCGGGCGCTGGCCACACAGCTCCCGGCGTTTCGTCAGAAACTGAGCGACGGCTGGTATCAGGTACGGATTTCCGGGCGGGACGTCAGCACGTCCGGATTGACGGCGCAGTTACATGAGGTTCTGCCTGACGGCGCTGTGATTCATATTGTTCCCAGAGTCGCCGGGGCCAAGTCAGGGGGCGTATTCCAGATTGTTCTGGGGGCTGCCGCCATTGCCGGATCATTCTTTACTGCCGGAGCCACCCTTGCAGCATGGGGGGCAGCCATTGGGGCCGGTGGTATGACCGGTATCCTGTTTTCTCTCGGTGCCAGTATGGTACTTGGTGGTGTGGCGCAGATGCTGGCACCGAAAGCCAGAACTCCCCGTACACAGACAACGGATAACGGTAAGCAGAACACCTATTTCTCCTCACTGGATAACATGGTTGCCCAGGGCAATGTTCTGCCTGTTCTGTACGGTGAAATGCGCGTGGGGTCGCGGGTGGCTTCTCAGGAGATCAGCACGGCAGACGAAGGGGATGGTGGTCAGGTTGTGGTGATTGGTCGTTGATGAAAAACGTTTTATGTGAAACCGCCTCCGGGCGGTTTTGTCGTTTCTGGAGCGTGAGGAATGGGTAAAGGCAGCAGTAAGGGGCATACCCCGCGCGAAGCGAAGGACAACCTGAAATCATCCCAGATGCTGAGCGTGATAGACGCCATCAGTGAAGGGCCGATTGAAGGTCCGGTGGACGGATTAAAAAGTGTGCTGCTGAACAGTACGCCAGTGCTGGACAGTGAGGGGAATACCAATATCTCCGGTGTCACGGTGGTGTTCCGGGCAGGTGAGCAGGAGCAGACACCGCCGGAGGGATTTGAATCCTCCGGCTCCGAGACGGTGCTGGGTACGGAAGTGAAGTACGACACGCCGATTACCCGGACCATCACGTCTGCAAACATCGACCGTCTGCGCTTTACCTTCGGTGTGCAGGCACTGGTGGAAACCACCTCAAAGGGGGACCGGAATCCGTCGGAAGTCCGCCTGCTGGTTCAGATACAACGTAACGGTGGCTGGGTGACGGAAAAAGACATCACCATTAAGGGAAAAACCACCTCACAGTATCTGGCCTCGGTGGTGGTGGGTAACCTGCCGCCGCGCCCGTTTAATATCCGGATGCGCAGGATGACGCCGGACAGCACCACAGACCAGCTGCAGAACAAAACGCTCTGGTCGTCATACACCGAAATCATCGATGTGAAACAGTGCTACCCGAACACGGCACTGGTCGGCGTGCAGGTGGACTCGGAGCAGTTCGGCAGCCAGCAGGTGAGCCGTAATTATCATCTTCGCGGGCGCATTCTGCAGGTGCCGTCGAACTATAACCCGCAGACGCGGCAATACAGCGGTATCTGGGACGGAACGTTTAAGCCGGCATACAGCAACAACCCGGCCTGGTGTCTGTGGGATATGCTGACCCACCCGCGCTACGGCATGGGGAAACGTCTTGGTGCGGCGGATGTGGATAAATGGGCGCTGTATGTCATCGGCCAGTACTGCGACCAGTCAGTGCCGGACGGTTTTAGCGGCACGGAGCCGCGCATCACCTGTAATGCCTACCTGACCACGCAGCGTAAGGCGTGGGATGTGCTCAGTGATTTCTGCTCGGCGATGCGCTGTATGCCGGTATGGAACGGGCAGACGCTGACGTTCGTGCAGGACCGACCATCAGATAAGGTGTGGACCTATAACCGCAGTAATGTGGTGATGCCGGATGATGGCGCGCCGTTCCGCTACAGCTTCAGCGCCCTGAAGGACCGCCATAATGCCGTTGAGGTGAACTGGATTGACCCGAACAACGGCTGGGAGACGGCGACAGAGCTTGTTGAAGATACGCAGGCCATTGCCCGTTACGGTCGTAATGTCACGAAGATGGATGCCTTTGGCTGTACCAGCCGGGGGCAGGCACACCGCGCCGGGCTGTGGCTGATTAAAACGGAACTGCTGGAGACGCAGACCGTGGATTTCAGCGTGGGTGCTGAAGGGCTTCGCCATGTACCGGGCGATGTCATTGAAATCTGCGATGATGACTATGCCGGTATCCGCACCGGCGGGCGCGTGCTGGCGGTAAACATCCAGACCCGGACGCTGACGCTCGACCGTGAAATCACGCTGCCATCTTCCGGCACCACGCTGATAAGCCTGGTTGACGGGCAGGGGAGTCCGGTCAGCGTGGAGGTTCAGTCCGTCACCGACGGCGTGAAGGTGAAAGTGAGCCGTGTTCCTGACGGCGTTGCTGAATACAGCGTATGGGGGCTGAAGCTGCCGACGTTGCGCCAGCGCCTGTTCCGCTGCGTGAGTATCCGTGAGAACGACGACGGCACGTATGCCATCACCGCCGTGCAGCATGTACCGGAAAAAGAGGCCATCGTGGATAACGGGGCGCACTTTGACGGCGACCAGAGCGGCACGGTAAATGGTGTCACGCCGCCAGCGGTGCAGCACCTGACCGCAGAAGTCACCGCAGACAGCGGGGAATACCAGGTGCTGGCCCGCTGGGACACGCCGAAGGTGGTGAAGGGCGTGAGCTTCCTGCTTCGCCTGACCGTGGCAGCGGATGACGGCCGTGAGCGGCTGGTCAGCACGGCCCGGACGACGGAAACCACTTACCGCTTCACACAACTGGCTCTGGGGAACTACAGGCTGACAGTCCGGGCAGTAAATGCGTGGGGGCAGCAGGGCGATCCGGCGTCGGTATCGTTCCGGATTGCCGCACCGGCAGCGCCGTCGCGGATTGAGCTGACGCCGGGCTATTTTCAGATAACCGCCACGCCGCATCTTGCGGTTTATGACCCGACGGTACAGTTTGAGTTCTGGTTCTCGGAAAAACGGATTGCGGATATCAGGCAGGTTGAAACCAGCGCGCGTTATCTTGGTACGGCACTGTACTGGATAGCCGCCAGTATCAATATCAAACCGGGCCATGATTATTATTTTTACGTTCGCAGTGTGAACACCGTTGGCAAATCGGCATTCGTGGAGGCTGTCGGTCAGCCGAGTGATGATGCATCAGGCTATCTGGATTTTTTCAAAGGCGAGATAGGGAAAACCCATCTGGCTCAGGAGCTGTGGACGCAGATTGATAACGGTCAGCTTGCGCCTGACCTGGCTGAAATCAGGACGTCCATTACGGATGTCAGCAATGAAATCACACAGACCGTCAATAAGAAACTGGAAGACCAGAGTGCAGCGATCCAGCAGATACAGAAGGTTCAGGTTGATACAAATAATAATCTGAACAGCATGTGGGCTGTGAAGCTGCAACAGATGAAGGACGGACGCCTTTATATTGCGGGTATCGGTGCCGGTATTGAGAATACGCCAGCAGGAATGCAGAGTCAGGTGCTGCTGGCGGCAGACAGGATTGCGATGATTAATCCTGCGAATGGCAACACAAAACCGATGTTTGTTGGTCAGGGTGATCAGATATTCATGAATGAAGTGTTCCTGAAGCGCCTGACGGCCCCCACCATTACCAGCGGCGGCAATCCTCCGGCCTTTTCCCTGACACCGGACGGAAAGCTGACCGCTAAAAATGCGGATATCAGTGGCAGTGTGAATGCGAACTCCGGGACGCTCAACAACGTTACGATAAATGAGAACTGTCAGATTAAAGGGAAACTGTCAGCCAACCAGATTGAAGGCGATATTGTCAAAACAGTGGGTAAGGCTTTCCCGCGGGACTCCCGTGCACCGGAGCGGTGGCCATCAGGAACCATTACCGTCAGGATTTATGACGATCAGCCGTTTGACCGGCAGATTGTTATTCCGGCGGTGGCATTCAGCGGTGCTAAACATGAGAGAGAGCATACTGATATTTACTCCTCATGCCGCCTGATAGTGAAGAAAAATGGTGCTGAAATTTATAACCGTACCGCGCTGGATAATACGCTGATTTACAGTGGTGTTATTGATATGCCAGCTGGTCACGGCCACATGACGCTGGAGTTTTCGGTGTCAGCATGGCTGGTAAATGACTGGTATCCCACAGCAAGTATCAGCGATTTGCTGGTTGTGGTGATGAAGAAAGCCACCGCAGGCATCAGTATCAGCTGAATTTTATAACCCATATACGGGCGCCAGAAATGGCGCCTTTTTTATTGCAGAAAAGCGAGAGGTAATTATGCGTAAAGTTTGTGCAGCCATTTTGTCCGCAGCCATCTGTCTGGCCGTATCCGGTGCGCCTGCATGGGCGTCTGAGCAGCAGGCCACACTGAGCGCAGGGTATCTTCATGCCCGTACGAACGCTCCCGGCAGCGATAATCTGAACGGGATTAACGTGAAATACCGTTATGAGTTTACGGACACGCTGGGGCTGATTACGTCATTCAGTTATGCCAACGCTGAAGATGAGCAAAAAACGCATTACAGCGATACCCGCTGGCATGAGGATTCCGTGCGTAATCGCTGGTTCAGCGTGATGGCGGGGCCGTCTGTGCGCGTGAATGAATGGTTCAGCGCGTATGCGATGGCGGGTATGGCTTACAGCCGTGTGTCGACTTTCTCCGGGGATTATATCCGCGTAACTGACAACAAGGGGAAAACGCACGATGTGCTGACCGGAAGTGATGACGGTCGCCACAGCAACACGTCTCTGGCGTGGGGAGCTGGCGTGCAGTTTAACCCGACCGAATCCGTGGCCGTTGACGTCGCTTATGAAGGCTCCGGCAGCGGTGACTGGCGTACCAACAGTTTCATCGTTGGTGTCGGTTATAAATTCTGATTAGCCAGGTAACACAGTGTTATGACAGCCCGCCGGTTCAGGCGGGCTTTTTTGTGGGGGGAATATGGCAGTACGGATTTCAGGTGTACTGAAAGATGGCGCAGGTAAGCCGATACAAAACTGCACCATTCAGCTAAAGGCCAGGCGCAACAGCACCACGGTGGTGGTGAACACAGTGGCCTCAGAAAACCCGGATGAAGCCGGGCGTTACACAATGGACGTCGAGTATGGTCAGTACAGCGTCAGTCTGTTGGTGGAGGGATTCCCGCCGTCACACGCCGGGATTATCACCGTATATGAGGACTCAAAGCCGGGCACACTGAATGATTTCCTCGGTGCAATGACGGAGGATGATGTCCGGCCAGAGGCACTGCGCCGTTTTGAACTGATGGTGGAAGAGGTGGCGCGTAACGCGTCCGCAGTGGCACAGAACACGGCAGCCGCGAAGAAGTCAGCCGGCGATGCCGGCACATCTGCCCGTGAGGCGGCAACCCATGCGACTGATGCTGCAGGCTCAGCACGCGCAGCCAGCACGTCAGCCGGACAGGCCGCTTCGTCGGCTCAGTCAGCGTCTTCCAGCGCAGGAACGGCATCAACAAAGGCCACTGAAGCATCGAAAAGTGCTGCTGCTGCAGAGTCCTCAAAAAGCGCGGCAGCTACCAGTGCCAGTGCCGCGAAAACGTCAGAAACGAATGCGGCAGCGTCACAAAAATCTGCAGCCACTTCTGCATCCGCCGCGACCACGAAGGCGTCAGAAGCTGCCACCTCAGCCCGGGATGCGGCGGCCTCAAAAGAGGCAGCGAAATCATCAGAAACGAACGCATCATCAAGCGCCAGTAGTGCCGCTTCCTCGGCAACGGCGGCAGCAAATTCTGCGAAGGCGGCAAAAACGTCCGAGACGAACGCTAAGTCTTCTGAAACGGCAGCGGGACAGAGTGCCTCAGCTGCGGCAGGCTCAAAAACAGCGGCTGCATCATCTGCCAGTGCCGCGTCAACAAGTGCCGGGCAGGCCTCAGCCAGTGCTAGCGCCGCCGGAAAATCGGCAGAAAGCGCCGCATCGTCCGCTTCAACAGCCACAACGAAGGCTGGCGAAGCCACTGAACAGGCCAGTGCAGCAGCGAGGTCTGCTTCCGCAGCGAAGACATCCGAGACGAACGCGAAAGCGTCGGAAACCAGCGCAGAATCCTCAAAAACGGCTGCCGCATCGTCCGCCAGTTCGGCGGCGTCATCGGCATCATCGGCGTCTGCTTCAAAAGATGAGGCGACCAGACAAGCATCCGCAGCGAAGGGCAGCGCCACGACAGCATCCACGAAGGCGACAGAGGCTGCTGGCAGTGCGGCAGCGGCAGCACAGAGCAAAAGTACGGCAGAATCCGCAGCAACGCGCGCTGAGACAGCGGCAAAACGTGCAGAGGATATTGCATCCGCCGTGGCGCTTGAGGATGCGAGCACGACGAAAAAGGGGGTAGTACAGCTCAGCAGTGCGACCAACAGCACGTCTGAAACGCTGGCGGCAACGCCAAAGGCAGTAAAAGCAGCCTATGACAATGCAGAGAAACGTCTGCAGAAAGACCAGAACGGTGCTGATATTCCCGACAAGGACCGCTTCCTGAGTAACATTAATGTTTACAGCAAAGGTGAAGTGGATCAGAAAAAGGGGATGCGATACGTTGTGGTAAATGCCCCGGCGGGTGTCCAGGAAGGTAAATATTATCCGTTAGTGATAAAAAGGAATGACAGCCATCGGGCATCCCGCGTTGTCATTTCAACGCCAAGTCGCTCAGCTAATCACAGAATGAATAATTGTGAGTTTAATGGTTTTGTTTGCGCAGGCGGCTGGACGGACCGGGGTAGCTATGCCTGTGGTATGTTCTGGGCTTATTCAACATCGGAACGCGCTATTCATTCCATTCTGATGAGTAATAAAGGCGATACCGTAGACAGCGTATTCTATATAGAAGGTGGGGCATTTCCCGTAGAGGTCTTTTTAGAAGAAGGTCTCTCCGTTACTGCACCTGCTTCTGATTATATTGTTGCTGAAACGACTTATAAATTTGGCGCAACTGATCCTTATTCTGAATCAGTTGCGGTAAATTTAATTTTAGATTTTAAACAAGGTAATGGATTTTATAGTTCGTATCCTGTTTTGAGTAAGTCAGACATTAGCGGGAATAAGATTTACGCTAATGATGAAGTTATTGTCCGTAGTCAGAACGCGTTAAGGATGATTGCAGGTGATTACGGTGTCATATGGCGAAATGATGGAGCAAATACTTACTTGCTCATGACTGATAAAGGCGACCAGTACGGTGGCTGGAACGGTCTTCGACCATTTGCAGTAAATAACGCAACAGGTGAAGTGACGATCAATACACCACTTAATTCTCCTAAGGGGATTAAGGGAAATTCTGATACAGCTACGAAACTTCAGACAGCAATAAAAATATCTGGTGTTTCGTTTGATGGTTCTACTGATATCACTTTAACCGCTGCGCATGTTGCTGCTTTTGCCAGAAGAGCAACGGATACGTATGCCGATGCGGATGGGGGCGTTCCATGGAATGCCGAATCAGGCGCTTACAATGTCACCCGCTCTGGCGACAGCTATATTCTGGTTAACTTCTATACCGGAGTCGGAAGTTGCCGGACCTTGCAGATGAAGGCACATTACAGAAATGGAGGTCTGTTCTACCGTTCCTCAAGAGATGGCTATGGTTTTGAGGAAGACTGGGCAGAAGTTTATACCTCGAAAAATCTTCCACCAGAAAGCTACCCAGTCGGCGCACCAATCCCGTGGCCATCAGATACCGTTCCGTCTGGTTATGCCCTGATGCAGGGGCAGGCTTTTGACAAATCTGCATACCCGAAACTTGCAGCGGCTTATCCGTCAGGCGTGATCCCTGATATGCGTGGCTGGACGATTAAGGGCAAACCTGCCAGTGGTCGGGCCGTATTGTCTCAGGAACAGGACGGCATTAAATCGCATACCCACAGCGCCAGCGCATCCAGTACGGATTTGGGGGCGAAAACCACATCGTCGTTTGATTACGGCACTAAATCCACGAATAACACTGGTGCGCATACCCATAGTTTAAGTGGCAGCACGAATGCAGCTGGTAATCACAGCCATAGAGATGGCCGTCGATTTAACCCCAGTGTTTTTAAAGATACTTATCAATATGGTTATACAAGCTCAGGTCAAAATACCTGGGGTGTACAAGGCTCAGTAGGTATGTCTACGGGGTGGTTAGCTAATACCAGTACAGATGGTAATCATAGCCACTCACTGTCCGGCACAGCAGCATCTGCAGGTGCACACGCGCATACTGTCGGTATTGGTGCTCATACGCACTCCGTTGCGATTGGTTCACATGGACACACCATCACCGTTAACGCTGCTGGTAACGCGGAAAACACCGTCAAAAACATCGCATTTAACTATATTGTGAGGCTTGCATAATGGCATTCAGAATGAGTGAACAACCACGGACCATAAAAATTTATAATCTGCTGGCCGGAACTAATGAATTTATTGGTGAAGGTGACGCATATATTCCGCCTCATACAGGTCTGCCAGCAAACAGTACCGATATTGCACCGCCAGATATTCCGGCTGGCTTTGTGGCTGTTTTCAACAGTGATGAGGCATCGTGGCATCTCGTTGAAGATCATCGGGGAAAAACCGTCTATGACGTGGCTTCCGGCGACGCGTTATTTATTTCTGAACTTGGCTCGTTACCGGAAAATGTCACCTGGTTATCGCCGGAAGGGGAATATCAGAAGTGGAACGGCACAGCCTGGGTGAAGGATACGGAAGCAGAAAAACTGTTCCGGATCCGGGAGGCGGAAGAAACAAAAAACAACCTGATGCAGGTAGCCAGTGAGCATATTGCGCCACTTCAGGATGCTGCAGATCTGGAAATCGCAACGGAGGAAGAAAACTCGTTGCTGGAAGCCTGGAAAAAGTATCGGGTGTTGCTGAACCGTGTTAATACAACAACTGCACCTGATATTGAGTGGCCTACGAACCCTGTCAGGGAGTAATCATTGGGATTATGCCGCAGAAACGTTGTATGCAATAACGTTTTGCGGTTGGCTGGTGAACTTCCGATAGTGCGGGTGTTGAATGATTTCCAGCTGCTACCGATTTTACATATTTTTGCCTGAGAGGATTTGAACCGCCTCCACAGACTCTACATCACAGATAACCACTGTCACGAGGACTGTTAGTGCTGTGAGTTCAACGGGGCGATGTACGCTACCTTTAATCAAGAGGGAGAGGTACGTTGCTAAGATGAGTTTATATTCATCAACTAAGTGCAGATCAGCGAATAACTAAAACTTGGCTGTCTGTGACAGGAACATCGATTGACAGCCAGTTTCTCCACATTTAGGTGTTTAGATTAATCATCCTCTCCAATATTTAGATTGCTGATAACCTGTGCAGCTTCGTGGTCATAGCCAACCGCTAAATCTCTTAAGGTAACGGCGAATCGCTGAAAACCAGCGTTTTCCACTTCTTCTGCTTTTGCCCGGAACTGGTCAGCTAGCTCTCTCTCAGGTTTTCCTGTTGGATCAACACAATAAACACCTCGTGAGTTGTAGGCTCCTGTCATGTAGCCCCTGCGCATACTCTCAGCATCTCGATCGTTGAGAGCAGCTGCGACCTCTCGGTTTATCCACAAGCCATTCGGATCGGAGGGAGTATAAATCAAGACTTCACCAACTTTGCTGAGTGCAACGTCCAGGTGACCTGATGCCGTAGAACCCTCCTTAACTTTCTGAAGCCATTCAGTAAAGCGTTCTCCGTTGAACGTCCCATTTGATTGGCTTCCTGGCGGTGTCTTCCAGTTGTACAAAAGAGTCCAGGCATTTTTTGCGATTGCTTTCAATTCATCTGTTGGTTCACTTGTCATATTGTCTTCTTTGTCAGAACGATAAATGAGTTGGATTACTTCGCAGAAAAATTCTGGATCATTAGCCATTTTATTCTCAAGGAACTTAGGCACAGCATCTTGGTGACCATCGAGCAATGGAAGGTAAGCCCACTCGATCTGAAAAAGATTATCCGGATTCACTTTGGGATCAGTCTGAAGAAATTGGATAAGGGTAGTTATGTTGTAACCATCCATGTTGGAGCTAGATTCGTTAGTTGAAGTGGCAGCAAGCAAAGCGCGGATACACTGTTCAGTATCGATTGGCTGCTTTGTCTGATGCATCCTGCACAGGCAATTGATTGCCGCAAGTGGTCTGCCATGATCAATCAGCTTATCGATGGCACTAGTAAGATCACCTTCACCCAGGTCAGGATTTGCATCGGTGCGAGCCCAATATTCGTTCTCGGAAGCTTGAGGATAATGAGAGACTCGGGTCCAGGTCTCCTTGTTAAAAGGCAGATAAGCAAAGAATTGGCCTAACTGTTCAGGAGTCCAGTCAGCTTTATCCAGATTGTCGAACCACTCCCAGCCTTTGAGATAGAAACGCTTCCAAATAAAAGCGCTTACCAATGCCTTATACTTATTTTCTTTTGTATTGAGGAAACGGGGCAAAAGAATTTTTTCGAACACATCATCGTTGATAGTGCCGAGTACACTTCCTATTTGATGGGGCGCAGAAACGTGATCTGCAAATCGAATAACGCCTTCTGCGCCATCTTGCCTAAGAATTTCTGATATTGCGGATTCGCGCCTTGATTCGAGTTTATTTCTCCGTTCTTCCCAATCGCCATTTTCTAAGTAAAGATCAAAATCTCGATTTGAAAAAAGGTGCTGATATAAGTTGAATGGATTGGTAGGTGCCAGTTGCTCGGCAACATTTTCGATTTTGGTCAGCAGATCATCAGGTAAAGCCCAATTAGCATTAGAGAATCGCCGATGTTTATTTGCGAATCGATGAAGATGATCCCAAATTACAACTCGCTGCTCTTCATTAAGACAATTAATTGTTTCCGAAGAGAGGTGCTTAAGAAGATGTTCGAAAGCAGGAGATGGAAGGCTATCAAAATTATCAATCAACAAGGTAAGGCGTTCGATATCTTCTCCGGCGTTTTTGACGGCAAGCTCAGCATAAAAAGATGTCTGCAACCAGTAATCCTGATTAGTCACTTTGCTTTCCCAATCATCTGGGATTATTCGGCGCCAAGAGGGCTTGTGTGACCCAGAAGAGGTTTGATGGTGACCGGGTAGAAGCTGGACGAGTAAATTCCAGGCAATGTCAGGCCATTCCTGCAAGATGACGTTGACTGCAACTTTTCGTTTTTCTATAGATGCCAGCGTTTGCGGAAACCACGGTAATAATATAGTAGTAAGCGAGTTAGATGGTCGATTAGCCCACTTGCCCCCAGGATCGTGGCTGGCAAGTTCGGCCAGTACAACACAGACGCGTACTAGGTATTGCTCATCCCAGGCTAATTCTTCTAGAGCCCATAGCAGTCCTGTCAGATAATTACCACCAGTGATACCATTTACTTCTTGAGAAAAAAGCTCATCAAATACACAAGGAGTCTGACGCATTGCCTTCTCAACTGCATCAAGAAATTTTGCAGGAGCTGCTTCAGCCAAAGTTGGTAGCAAACCGTTTAGGCTACCCCATAAAACCCAGTTTGCATCAGTCAAAATTGTATGTATTGCGACGTTAACGGAAGTTTCAGCATTCCCCTGAGAGCAGTTAACGCAAACCTCTGGCCGACTCCCGATTATGGCTAAACCCTCTGCTATACCTTGTCGCAGCGTGGATGAAAACTTCAGCACCTTACCATGAATACTAGCAGCGTAACGCTCTTCAGCAGGTAATTCGAAAGCAGGGTCTGGCTCTTTGAGTACGGAAATCGCGGAAGACTTAAACAATTCAAGATTCTGATCAAAAATGCGGGATCCAAGAAGACTCCATAGCTCCATTCGATTTGTTACTTTCCAAATGCCGTTTTTTAGGGACAAAGGACTGTCTGGGCTATGTAAAATCTCTCGAGCCTTCCTTAGCCATTCGTCATAGCTGATACCAAGCAATTGGGTTAGTACATTTCGGTCACACTCATTTTTATCATTCCATTGCCCAATCAACACTGCTAAGGCTAAATAAGAGGCATCTGGGTGGTGAGTCCAGTCGGTTTTGACTACCGGTTGTACTAACCTCAACTTCTCAGGTATTTCAGCAATAACCCTTTGTTTGAAAACATCTAAAAGATCTTCAGGTAGCTTACTTGAAATGATAGTGCCAGCATCTTTATTCCAAGTTTGTACGATATCAACTATCCGCGACCAAACCCACTGAGGATACTGTTGATGGAATTGCGCTATGTGGGAGTGCAGCAAAGAAAGGACGACGCCTGATTCATTACCCAGATCGTACCCTAGTAAATGGAAATGGTTCAAAAAGTCATAAAGCTCATCGTTTGTTAAATCGTTCCCACTGTTTGCCATCTTCAGATGAAACTGGATGGCCTCCAGTTTCTCAGTACTTTTAGGCGGGCTGAACTTGGCTTTTTGAACGTTCCTCAAAAATTCATCGACTGTTTTTGTGTGTCTAGCCTGATTCAATAACCAGAGCACATTGTGTGTATCGGTCGAACTGAGCGGACCGGTGATCAGTGCAATAACATCCTTGTTCTTGGTAAACAAGTCAGGATTGTTGAAATCGTTCCAAGCAGCCTGTATAACTTCCCCAAGTATCGCATTACCTTGCGTAAATGAAATAGAATGCTTTATTTGTCCTAATAGCTTCCGTTTTTCATTGCTGTTGAAATCTTTAACAACGACGATCAAGTCGTCGGTATCAAAACCATCAATCTTGCCCTGGAGATTTATCTCCACTATGGGCCAACAAGGAAGACAAGGTGCATTACCGCCTGTTAGCATTAGAGCAACAAAAGACGCTTGGACATGTGCTTCAAAATGAACACCGCCTCCGCCTGTAGAAAAAGGATTACTCAAATTTTTTTTATTTGTCATTAACAATCACATCCACATTTTGATTACGAATAGATGAAAAAGAAGAGCACTCATACTTCAGAACTTATTCCACCTATATCTTTTAAAGACACTGTTATGCCTAGCATTTACGTAGATTAGCTAGCTCTCGTAAGCAATGGCTATTGCTAAAATGAATAGTTAGGTTATATCCAGTATTTTATGCTGGCGCAAGATACCCTTCGGGCCTGACAAATTTTTGTAGGTCTGAGTCACCTCTTTCCGTATGGGAGCAAATTCACAGTGGTTTGAGGATGCTAATCTTAAAGTGAGTAACGTCTTCATACTCCAAGGAGAGTACGGTAATGACTCCAACTTACTGATAGTGTTTTATGTTCAGATAATGCCCGATGACCTTGTCATGCAACTCCACCGATTTTGAGAACGACAGTGACTTCCGTCCCAGCCTTGCCAGATGTTGTCTCAGATTCAGATTATGTCGCTCAATGCGCTGAGTATAACGCTT